TCTAAATCTATATGATATGGAAAGCCATCATCAAATTCTGAACAAATTTTTGTTTTCTTACTTATGCCCTCTAATATAAATTCTTTATCATTAATCTGCGTAACTACTCTATTTGGAAAACATCCTTGTGTAGAATTATTTGACACTTACTACCTCATACTCATAATCACAATCTTCTTTATTTATAGATGTTAGATTGTTAAGAACATCTTTTAGATTTTGATTTTCTTTTTCCAAAACCATAACCATATTTTGTGCTTGAGATAAAGCAGAAGATAGCACTTTTACTTTATTTGCCAGTTCATCCCCAATAAAACTATTTACATTTGATTTCATAATTAGTCTCCTTAAAGGATGTATTAGTATACACTATTTAGTTATCAATTCGCACAGAAATTTACTAATATCTTTGATTTGTTGATGATTAATAACAATCTGATCTGTATATGGGTGTCTGTCTGTTAAAATCTTCCATATATAGCGTATTTTCTGAAACCAACTAGAATTATTTTTATAGGCCGCATAACTTTCATACATGGCTAAGTCCAGCGTCTTAGTCTTTTCATCATAATTTAATACCAAAACCTCTTGATTACAATCACATAATACGCAAATAATATGATCTTTTGAGAAGTTGGTGATTGTTCCCATTATTTTTTCCTAAGTAACCAACTAGAATCCTCAAACAAAATTAAATCTTTTTGACTATAGTTTGAGTTTGAGATAAAAAAGTTAACAGCATCAATAACGCCCGGCCAAGACTTATTATAATCGTGTCCACATAAAAAACCACCAACCACCAACTTACTAATAGATAATTCTATATCCTGTTTTACCGAATCATAATTATGATCACCATCTATATAAACACAATCTATACTATTATCTAAAAAGGATGGAAGAATTTTTTCTGAAAGATCGTTATAGATAACGCATTGATGAGCATTAATTTTATTCTCAAATTTTTTACTAAGTAATTTACAAGAATATTCTGATTGTTCAATTATATGTATTTTTTTAATCTGAGGAAAACCCAATAATAAAGTTGATGATTCTCCTAGATGAGATCCAATTTCTATCCAATTATTGATTGGTGATTGATGATTGATAATATAATTAATCAGATATAAAAATCCAGTAACTTGTAATATACTAGTTTCATCCCAATTAGGAAAGAATCTAACAGACTTGAGACTCATTTATATCCTCAAATACCCATGACCAATACCTACTATCATCTTTTTGTTGGACACTATCCCAGTATAAACAACGAGCAATATAGGATGGAACTTTTAGTTTACCACAATTAATACTCCAGTGGCGCTCCATTTGTTTGTACATTTTAAGCCCAGCACCACTCTTGTACTTTAAATGTTCCATACCATACAAGCGTAAAATATGAACATCTCCACAAAGAACTCGACACTCATTGGGATGAATAGTTTCTAGGGCGAAAGAAACTTTAGCCTGAGAGATACCCTTGATTTTGTCAACAATATTATCTCGTTTCTTAACGTGATACTTTTTGGTTGTAAAATAAAAATCTTTCGGATTGCTCCAAAACTTATTCTGAAAGTCCCAAATATATTCTGTACGATTATTATGAAGTCCAACACCGGACTTATGTAATTTGGTTCTTAGAGTTTCTTTGTCTGATATCCATTCATTAAAGTTCTTAATAGCATTATAGCCCTTCACATTTCCTTGCCAAGTGGTATGTACAGAGCAGTATGCAAACAGATATCGTCTAAAGATTTCATCGTTATTTTGAGGCTTAACACTTTCCCAATAATCCTTATATGACACAATCTTATCTTTTGGAAAATTGGCAAAAAATTCATCAACTTTGCTAGTGGTATACTCAATCTTTTTTTCTGTTGCGTTTTCCATCTTATCTCCAAATGCTGTAATGCCCATATACTGATTGTATACTACAGTTATCGACTTGTCAAGCGTGTTTCTTTAAACTGTTCTAGCCTCGCCGTGTAAAATTTTAAATGTTGGAAATCTTAAACTAATACCACCATCTTGATTTTGACTTTCTTGAAAATATTGTACTGTGATTATCTTTCCAAGAATTTTGTTAGGATTCTTGTGAAAGTCCTGTCTTTGCTCAATAGTGAAGCCAGATCCAACACGCACATTATATCCTTTATGTTTAATAGTAACACAACTTAGCATAGTTTCTTCGTGTTCCTTACCATTCAATACATAACGAAATGGACCCATTTCAACATCTACTACTTCGTATTCATTATCACTAAAACTCTTATACTTGAGCAAGTCCTTACTACGCTTTCCTTTATAGGATTCATCTGCCCTTAGCACCAACCCCTCCCAAGAATTCTCATTTGCTTTTGCTACCCATTCAGCAAAATGATCATCATTTTTAACCCTATCCTGTTCAAGAACACTGAGACATGGGCAAGAGTTATTCTTCATAACTTCTTTGAGATTATTCAATCTGTGAGAGTAAGTCTTATTAGACTTGCCTTTCTTAGTATAAAATTCATCATGACTAATCATGTCAAAAATCTTAAAAGATGGATTAGGAATAGTATGATCCTTCTTCTTGAGTTGTTTCATAACTCCCTGAAAATCTTCATTACCATCGTCATCTACAAGACAAAGTTCACCATCAAATACTACATTAGTAACACCAAGATTCTTAATGCCACCAGCAACAACGCCAAGAGTATCAAATTCTTTTCCTGTACGGGAATAGAAAGTAGTATCGCCATTACTATCAACAATAGCGATACATCTAGCACCGTCAATTTTTCTGCTAACATACCATCCATCCTTCCAGTCTACAATATTCGGGTCATATTTATCTGCTAGAGCAACACTGAACTCTGGAATATGGTCAGCAATAGCCTTGTTGATAATCTTATCACCAGCACGGGTTTTCAAATCCTTATCAATAATGCAATAAATGAGTTCTTCAATATTGTCTTTATTTGACTGACTATCAATAAAAGTATGGACCGCTCCGATAGCATCGTGGCCCGTTATCTTGCGAGTCTTTAGGTCATCCAAAAGATCAAAGAAATTCTTATAACTCTTACCTCTCAGAGAATTTTTCTTTTTCAGATTATCACTTGTGACATTATACTGCCAAAGAGGATGATAGGTGTAAAGAAGAATCTTCTTAGCAAAATTTGCAGCCTCAGAATTATGATTGCAATAGTCCTCAATAATTCCTTGCTTATCAATAGTGCTGCTTGTGGCCCTAAGATCACGAACCATTCCCCAAACATAATTAAAATCGTGAGTCATCCAAATAGTCTCCTGTGTGTATGTCGAGTATACCACAACGCTCAAACACTGTCAACCTCTATATCGTCATCCTCTCTGCGAAACTCAAGATATTGTTTCAAATCTTTGACGATAGGATGTATAATTTTCATCTCAATAACACCATCAGAGTTTTTAGAAAATTTTATTGGACCAGGAATAAATCTATCTTGATTACCGTACTCTCTATTTTTTGGATGACCATGAAATAGATGTAAACCACAATTATCTTTTAAATAATTAACATCTTTTATTGGATCGCATAATTTTAATATATTATTTTTATATTCTATGTATTTTTCTTTTACTTCTTTAAATCTTGGAGCAGAAAATAGGGCGCAACAATAAGGTTCATAGTCTTTTACAAAAGAAGCCCAAAATAAAGTATCTCCAGCGGTTCCATGAGCATATTCAAATAATCTGCCAATTTTATGATAAAAATTTCTCTCGATACAAATATTATAGCCCGGATGAACATTGTTAAATTCAAAAGACTTTTGTTTAATAATAGATTTGACAACTGTGTGCTTGGTATCGCCAGCGTTCAGATTTACATTATCATAAATGTTTTTTCTATAAATATCTTTATATAGATATTCGCAACCATGAATAACTTTATATGTGTCTAATAGAATAGAAATTTTATCAATCCAATCTGGATCAGAGTATAGTATATCTACATCAGTAAATATTAATTTAGTATACTTATCTGGAATTTTAGATTCTATTATATTCCATAGATTCTCTTTTGAAAAGAAAAAAGAGTCTGCTCTTACAATATAATTTGCTTGTGGGATAGATTGTTTTTGTTGTGGATAAAGTAGTTCTATTATATAGAATGGAATATTTGTTTTATTTAATTCTTGAATAATTAATTGTAAGTTTTTTACTGTAGATTTATAATTTAGAGCATTATAAAAACTCATAACTAAACATATATCATCGGATTCAATATCTGTGTATCCGGTATACGATTTATTTGTATTTGGTTTTATTATCATATGGTAAAGTATTAATTTGAAATTTAATATTTCTACATCTTAAAAAATTAAATAGTTTATCTGGCGAATCTTTTTCTATATTAAATACAAATAATCTATGAATATTTCTATGAAAATATTTTTTAATATTATTATGATGTTCTTTCCAGTCGTTTTTCCAAATTTTAATAATTTCTGATTTTATGTTTGTGTTATATACTTTTTTAAATAAATCTATATATTGAATTGTGTTATTATCAGTATCGACGAAAGAATGATTTGTTCTACTTCGTATCCAATTATCCATATTCCTAGTATTTAGTATGAATAAACTTTCAGGATAATTAATATCAAGGATATCAAAAAAATCTTTATATATTTGTATATACTTTATTACATTTTGTTCTTTTATAAAACATTCCATGTCTCCAAAATAAGTATAGTTTTCATAAGAGTCTAATGGCAAATGATTATCAGAGTAAACATTACTATATATTTTTTGGGCCAAGTTTCCATAGTCCCAGTGAATAGCCTTTAATTTACTATAACTATTAAATAAATTCCATAATGATAAAGTGCCACATTTATTAAAACCAATTTGAAATATTTTATTACAAGAAAGTTTTTCTTTTGGATAACAATATTTTCTATTTTCTTTTCTTCCCCAATTTATGTAATGATATTTTGCGAGATTTTCGGTATCGAAACCTGCTTGTTGTACATCAGAGTAATAATAAGTATAAAATTCCCAATCAAAATCTTGTGGAATAAATTCTTTATATTTTTCTAAAAAATCATCTAGTTCTTTGTCCATTAGAGAATCTTTTATTTAGTTTTTTAACTAGATCACTACCTGTTGTTTGTAGTATACAAGGAAATATGGAATGTATAATTAGAGAAATTCCTGCTAGGACACATAGATATCCATAAAATAAAGCAAAAAACATATGTTGACAATATGTCATTTTGTTTTCTTTTAGATGCTCACTCCATCTGTTTATTAATCTCATTTTGTTTTCTATTCTTAGACATTATTAAATAGTTAGCAGCCTTAATAACACCTTCTAAGTTATCTCCTAGTTTCCCTATTCCAGTATTACACCTATCGCATGTCCAGCCCCTAAAACTATCATCATCATGATCATGGTCTAATCTCCATTCTGATGGAATTTTACCACAACATTCACAATATAATGGTTTTGGTGGTGCTAATTTATGTAGTTTATGTCTAATTTTAGCGTGTTTTTTGATACAAGATCGACATCTCTTGTCTAGATTATCTTTAAAGTGACAATGTTTTGGGAAAGATTTTGGATTCTTTCTTTTGCCACAATATGTACAAATTTTTCTACTCATAATTTATTGGAGGCGGGCAGAGTCGAACTGCCGTCTTGCGATATTTCTAATTATACTTTCTACAAGTTTATTTCATTCATAAGTTTTAAGAAAGATTAAAGAACAAACAACATTCATCTTTCCGTACCAACTAATCTCAGGCCAGAACCCGTTGGTTATTCTAGCAGCCGAAGGATTTTACGACAGTTTTTTGGACGCTACCTTCATCGCTTCCTAAAACTGTTGCTACTTAATTAAGCAGCAAGGGCTAACTGTGTTTCGCCAGTTAAAGCGTTTAGTATGGTTTTAAAGTAGCCGCCATACCACCTACTACTTGCTTATATAGTCTTCAATATCCAATCGATACCATTACGCCCCCGTATTTGTTTGATATAAATGCCTATAATAACTCATAATTATACCACTTGTTGTACCAACATTTAGTGATCTTACGCTACCATAGTTTTGTAAAGTAATAATTTCGTCACTATTTTCTAGTATATAATCGCTCAGTCCCATATTTTCTGAACCAAATACGAAAACTGGTCTATAGTAAAGGTTATATTTTGTGAACAAATCTACTGTTTTGTTAGCAAAATTTGGAATATTATTCTCTACAGCAATAATTGTACGATCTCTATTGTTTTCTATAAAATCTTCTTCAGTATAAAAATGTTGTATTGTAGTATAGTGATGAGTTCCAACACTACCTCTTTTGTCCCATTTTTTTCTTGGACTAATATTGTATACTCTATCAAAACCAAAAAAATTAGCATTACGAATCATAGTGCTAATATTAAAGTCTCCCTCAATATTTACCATAGCAACTATAGCATCTATTGTTTTTTGCTTACAATAGTTTTTAACGTCGCTAACAGAAAATCCTTTGAGATTATCAATCACATTCATTTGAAGTACACAATTCCTTTAATATCTTTTCTAAGGAGAATAATTCCTCATAGCACTTTTTGTAGTTAATATTTTCGCCAGACGCAATATTTAATTTAAGTTCATGAATCTGATTCTGTATCAGCCATATTTGGTCTTGAGTATTCATTTAATAAATTCTCACACGACACTAATCTAGTTTTCATTTCCTCACACATTTTGCATATGTCAGAGTTCATATATTCTTTTATAGAATCAATTTGATCCTGAATTTGCATTATCTGATCTTGACTTAGGTTCATCATTTTCTCCATTATGACTTACCCAAAATACCATATTATTTTCCTCATCGTCCCAAGCACATTCTATCAAGTTTTTAGATGCTAATCGTGATAAGGCTACTCCATAAATCCAATCGGCAGTTGCATAAAAAATATCATCAATAGCATCATCATCTAAAATGACTCTATCCTGCTCATCTATTCCACTAGAATATTGCTTTATCAAATTCTTGAGTTGATGAATAGTAATAAAATCATCCAAATTTTCTGAATAATCTTTACTAATACTATTTGCTGCTGCTACTCTCATTTCATCAGCATAAGCATCCAAGTTACTTATCGCATAAATATTCATGATATCTCCAATTAGAATATATATTTCTTTACACCTTTTGAGGACACATTTTTATCAGAAATTTGATCATTTAAGTTATCAATAGTATTCTGTAATGTATATTCTCCTCTTGGTAGCCAACTTGAATCATTAGTAAGAGCGGTAATAATCTGTGGAACATAATGAGAATGGGCCAGATAATATTCTTTTTCACATTCCTTGTTTTGTCGTAAAATATTCTCAATAGATTCTAAGCATTTAAGAATTTGATTTCTATAATCACATAATTCTTGAATGGTTTTTTTGTTCATACTTCTTCTTTCTTTTTGATTTTAAGTAGAGTATGCGGAGTTTTTCTCAAGCCAGTATTTTTATCATGATAAGTTGGTCCCATATAAATGTGACAATAACCACCATCTTTTTCCGTACTCCATGCTAAGATACCTTTGTCATCAACTCCCTGTACACTAAATCTTCCACGGTAGCCCATAGGAACGTATTCGCCGTCATTATTCATAAAGTATGGACCGCCATTAACCTTAATTAAATCACCGCGAACCAGTTGGTGCCAATCAAAATCTCGTACTACTCTATTTTTTCTACCCTTGTTTTTGATTTTTAATACAAACGGAGTATTGCACTTTGGACAAATATACGCACGGGGACCAGTGCAAAAACCGCACGACGAGCATGACTTACAACCTTTTGGCATAGTAAATTCTCCTTTAATTGCCGAATCATCTCTAAGTATATCACACTTATCGGCTTTGTCAACCACCAGTCTTTAGTTTTTTTGTTTTGGGTTGTTTTTACTAGAGAAATCTATATATTTTCTGTTATCTGTAGTAAATAAACTATAATGATCACTGTTTATAGTGAGTTCTAGTTCTTCACATAATATTCTATAGTCGCTAAAACTTTTGTCTTTATTATAAACCCTAAATACAAAATCTTGAGCTTTAGTATTCCACATTAAAAAACCTTTTGTTCCACTAGCATTTTTTTCATTAATCATTTTATTTTCCATCTAAAGGATAATAACTATTTAAATTAGCATCACAATTTAAGAATGAATATCTTCTTTCTTTCAGATATTTTATAGTACTTTTAAAGCATGATTCACATAAATGTATTTCATATTCTTTACCATCCATAGTTGATCCATATCCCCACACCGCTTCTATCGAGGCATATTCGTGACCAAAGTTTTCATATGAGCAAGATCCACCACAAATATCACAAATTATTTCTGCTAAAATGTCAACGCTTTTCTTTTTGAACCTTTTCATATTACCATACATTCCTATAAATGCCGGATTCTAATTTTGGTTCATACGGTTTAATAAACCATCCCAAATTTAGTAAATCATTTGTAATTTCTGATGAAACCTCTCCCTCTGGAAGATATCCTTCAATATCTACCATACCAGAACAATACCAATCCACATAATATTCTTTTTTTGTCAAATCGTCTTTAAAAGTATTTCTTAGTTCTGCAACTATTCCGCCAGAATGTCTCCACGAACAAGTCCATTCTTCATCGTTCTTAAAAAATCTATTATTACAAAGAGCAGCATAAAGATTTTGAGCATATTTAGAGTTCTTGCACTTAGATACTATCCAATCTGTTTTAAATAAATCATACTCTAAATCTGCTTTCATGTCCATAAATGACTCCTAATATTAATTAGTTCAATTAACTTATCAGTATCTTCTCTATCATAACTTCTTTCCATCTCATCTATTAAACGATAGTAATGTTTCCCATGGGTTTTTTTTGTGATAATATCATAAGGGTCTTCTCGATTGGGTCTAGTTTTAGTCCACCACTCATACAATGCTCGTATCTTAATTGATGCTTCTGCTTGTGGAGTCAATTTATTATAATCTGGATCATTAGGATCGCATCCATAGTCTTCTTCATTAAATCTTAAATTACTTGCCCACTCAAAATAATCATATGCCGCTTCAACAGATCGGCCATTTTTAAAAGTGTACTTTTTATTTCGATCCCATTTGCTTAGGTGAGACAGTTCTTTCTCTACAAATTCTACTAATTCATTAAATAAGCCGTGAAGAATTCTGGTATCAAGATCGTACCATTGTCCTTTTTTTAGATCTGTTTTTAGATTGTGTGTTTGTGTTATATATCTATTACGAACATAGCATTTTATGCTATAACAAAGATCAGATGGATAACAAACTAGATTTTGTAATTTGTGTAGTAATGTGTCGCTCATCCAATATCTCCACGGTCTTTCTTTTTTTTGTTTGTTTCTCCAACTTTCCCAATCTTCTAAAGATAGAGCAAATGGTTTCCTTTCTCCCCTAATCCAATCTGCAATTTTAGAGCAACTCCAGTATTTGATTCGGCTTCTTATCATTATTTCATTCCTTCTCTGCTTCCATTATAATATCTATATTCCATCCTATTGGAGCAAAATATTCTGAACCGGAAACTCTAAGATTACCACTAGTATTAGGATATATTTTTGGTTTTTGATGTAAACTTGTGATACTTATAATTTGTTCATGGCCGTCTGGTCTAGTAACTTTAATCTTGTGATTATAAGTTTCACAACCAACGAAACACGCAAACAAACACACTATTAGTAGTAATCTACTCTTGAATTTTATTGCCGATATCATAGCATAACCATTTTCGGGATCATTACTATAAACTCCTTCGTATTCATTATCCCACCAAGACGGTGATACATCTGGAAGTTCTTTATCCAATTTTTGGTCCTCCCCAATAATCTTTGTCAATTTTTAAATCTGGATTTATGAGATATCCATTTGGATAATGTCTTTTATAGTATCCTTCTTCGAGTCTATCTTGTTATTTATAATCTGTTGACATTTCTTCACTATGCCATTGTTTAACTGTTTTTAATGCTTCGTTTAAAGTATCAAAACAATGATTTCTAGACGAACCAAGAACATAACTATATATCGAGACTCCAGTAATTTTACATTCACATTCTTTATCGCTCCAATAATCTCCAAACTCTAAACTTATATTACCTTCAACACTTTTACAATGACCATCAGAGTGTTGAAAATAGTGGTCGTATGCTTCTTTAAGAAGTTTGCGTATTTGTATTAATTTATCGTGATCAGTTTTGTTCATTTAGATTTCTCAAAGTATCAGTAATAGTAAATAAAGTATCAGATGAGAACTCAGTTTCTATTGGCACAAAAACCCATTCGTCTTTTAAAATAAAATATCCATATTCACATTTGTAAACTTTGTCGCTCAAAGTAAAAACATGGGGACCATTACATTGATATGGACTAACACAATTAGGACAAACCATAAAATGATAATACCCATTCTTTTAGATCTTGTTTTGGTTGCCAGTTTAATTTAACTTTTGCTAATGAAATATCTGCTAATGTTATTTTAGGTTCTATTCTAGTTTCATTGTATTGTTTTTCAGCGTTAAGCCAATTAGCAATAGTGTTTATACTATAACTTTTTCCATTACCAATATTTAGAATACTATTATTAGCATAATTATTAAGAGATAATATATTGGCATTAGCAACATCTTTTACATAAACAAAATCTCTTTCTTGATTACCATCATTACAAATATTTAGTGGTTGATTATTCTTTAATGATCTATAAAAATGACTCAATACACTAACATAAGAGCCAGTAGAGGTCATTCTTTCGCCATAAACATTAAAGTATCTTAGTATCACATAATTTATATTGTATAGTTTATTATACAGATAAATATACTCTTCGCCTATATATTTTTGTAGAGCATATGGACTAATTGGTTTAATATTTTCTTTTTCGTTGGTTGGAAAATCTTCGCAGTTTCCATATACTGATGATGAACTACTATAAATAATTTTAGTAACATTATTTTGTCTCATACACTCTAAAATTTTAATAGTGGTATCAACATTACTGTTATTTGATTCATACGGATAATCTATAGAAAATTGAACATTTGGTAAAGCAGCACAGTGAAATACAGCATTGACTTCTTTAAAGTATTGTGATAGATCTTTGATCGGAGTTAATGATAGATCAATATTAATATAAGAACAAGACGCATTAATATTTTCTAATGATCCAGTTGATAGATTATCTAGTACAATAACTTCGTGACCATTCTGTATTAATTGGTCAACTATATGACTTCCTATAAATCCGGCCCCACCAGTTACTAAATATTTCATATAAACTCTAACTCCACTTGACCATCTTTTAAAGTCAAATAAGAACAATCTTTTTCTGTCCAGCATCCACTATTAGTATACCACACAGAATGGCTTTTGTCAATGATCGGATGATGAGTATGCCCTAAACATACAATGTCAACGCCTTTTGATACTGCATATTTGCGAGAACTACTAATCATATTTTCTGTGCATCTTAAATAGATTTTGGATCTATTCTTTATAAGTTTAGGTAGGAATCTTTTATCGAATCTTTGGATTGTTCTATATAAATAATCTGCTATCTTTGTGGTTTTAGGATATTTGTATATAAAATCATCAAATTTATCACCATGTAAACATAATACTATTTTATTTCCACTCACAAAAGAGTATTCGTCTTTAAAATCTACTCCTATTAAGTGAGAAATAATCTCAGAATCGCCATCGTGATTTCCTCTTATCCAAACTATTTCCGTATTTTTGCTCAATGTTCTAAGCAAAGATAGTATATTCCAATGATTCTTTTTTAGTCTGCGAAAATCTAAATTATCAAACAGATCGCCATTGATAATCAATCTATTTGTTTTAGAATCTATCAACTCTAAAAAATCATATAGTTTTTTACTTTCGCAAACATCACTACCCAAGTGAATGTCGCTAATTATAATAGCATCATTCATACAGTGTATAAACAAACAATCCAACAGAAAATACTATAAATGCTATCATTATTGTTGTATACATAAAATTATCCTTTAGTTTCGATTAACTGATCATATTCTTTCAGTTGTGGGAGTTTAAACTTATCATAACCAATAAAAACTTGGCTAGTAATAACCCCCATCCCGGTAATGAGAGTTATAACTAGACCAACTATAAATATAGTAAAGTTACTCATTTGACAAGGTTTCCTAAACTAAGAATACTAGGAACCCAAAGTCCAACGAAAATGGCCTGATCCCTATTAACATCACCATCTCCAAGAAACCATAAAGTTACGCTAAAAACAAAACTAGCAAACGCAGCAACCACAAAATAGCCACAACTCTTCATATAATTAACCTTTCTTTAAAAAGTATTTCTAATTTCTCTCAGTATTTTTCGTGCCAACGCGGCACCACCAACTATCCTACCTTCATTATAGTCATCAAGACCATAACCAACAGTTGATTCTCTATCTTTTTGATCTTGTATAGCCTCTAAACAAAGTTTTTCTACTATACTTTTAAGTTCATAATATTGTTTGTTAATCATAAATTAATATTGAATTCAAATGTAGCCTTCATCATTTGCTCCAAAATGTTTCATAACTCCATCACGAACAACAAATACTTTTACTTTACCACTAGACCTAATATAATCACGCCCACCATCAATCATATTACCATTATCGAAACTCTTATAATCATGACGATGAACGCTATATTCTAGATTTCCCTCATCATTTTCTACCATACCGAAAGTTAAATTTTCTACTCCATCAGCATTGGCTATATATGGTTTATCATTACGAAACAATATTGCAAAATATTTATTACCAAATTCTGGATGTGGAGTTTCTCTGTAAAATACATCAGCAATTGCATTATTAAATTCTGTAGTGCAAACGTGTTTGATTGGTACTCCGTCTTTCTCAGAATACAGTTCGCAAACTTTCTCAGTATTGGTTATAGGGCAGTGTTTGATCATTAGAATAGTTTTCCAAGAAGTTCTTTGATTGTGTGGGTAATGTTCACGCCATTAACAATTAGTTCTTTATGTGTATCCCCGTAGCGATTACTGGCTATTTCGTAGCACCAATTTATAGCATACTCTTGATCCTTTGTCAAGCGAATTCTTTGTGGTTCATCTTTTTTGTTTTGTAGATAATCTGGTGGCGGCAGTATCATGATTTATTCCTACAATTATCGCACAATGTACTTATCCATCCACCTTTATTTGGTTTGCCACTATTACCACAAGCCTCACACACTTTATAACTATATTCTTCTGCCATGTCTATAATACCCTCAACATAATCGTCGCCGCCACTAAAATATATGCGAAGCCCACCAAACTTTTCCTTTATCTGATCAAATTTAACAGGAACGTAGTCTAAATCTGATTGATCATTTTCTTTATTATTCTCATTTCTAATCCTTACTCTGTCTGCTATATTATTCTCATGCTGGAAGATTCTCCAACAAACAGAAGATAATAGTTCATACCAGCCATTATTACATTCTATGCCCCAACACATACATGATTCCATACAAGATTTGCTCGTATTGGAAAATAGTTGTGGATATTTTTCAAATAGGGTATTTTGTAATTCTTGATCCATAGTCTCAAACCTTGTTAGAACTGTGTATAATATCTAATTTTGACTTGTTAACTAGTCTAGCAAAATAACTTCCACAAATTCTTTTCTTAACAAGTTGATCTTCTTCAAATTCACAATATAGGTTTATTCTATACTTATCGTCATAAACATTTACGATCTTGTTACCAATATAGTTTTTAGGCTTAGAGATTTGCTTAAACAATAATCCTTCTACTTGAAGTTCCATTAGTCTTTCTCCACATTGGTCATTAAAACAAACTTTGTTACTTTAGTTTTTTCGTCTGTGAGAAAATAAGTGTCACAATAATTTAGTTCATCATTTGCGGCATCATAAACTTTTACTTCTCCCTGCCAATCAAAAGTTCCATGCTTACTAATACTATTTGCTTGTTCGTGCAAAAAATTGTATAGTTCTAACCAAGTCATCTTGCTCTCCTATTTGCTCTATGTAAAATACGGATTGTTTCTTTTGCATTAGATGGAACCATAACTAAACTAGGCGCTGTTTTATGTCCCCAGTCCATGAAACCTACTGCTTTACTTTCAACACTACATTCCTTACAAATAATTTTTCGTCCAGTTTCCACAAGAAACTCGTAGCGATCAATCCCAACATCAGTTTTGCAATAAATACAATTCATAGTAACCTCAATTATACCAAAAGGTTTGAACGTGTCAAGGACGAATAAAAAATATCTTCAGAGTTGTTGGTAAAATAATCTTCATTCGTACTATAAAAAATGTTGTACAGTTCAAGGGCATCGAGAATTTTTTGACAATTCTGACATGGCTTGCTCAGTAATATTCTTCCTTCTCTATTAATCCTAAGAACAACAATCTTCCAATTAGTATCAATGGAATTATAGCGATCCAACAATTTAGAAATAAGATGACTTTCAGCATGAGGAAACGGATACTCCTTATAGGTGGATATATTAAATCTTTCGCCCATTCTAAATGCTTTTGCACTAAATCGTATGGGATTATTTCCTGCAAATGCTATCATCTTGTTGTTATCAAAAGCCGCAGCATAATGATAACAACGTATAAGAGGATGAGGTTGCCAACTCTTATATGCTCTTTTGATTGTTTTGTCCAATATCTTCATAAGTGTTTCCAAAACGGTAGCGATCCATGCTACCATTGTAGCATATACTACTTATCGGGTCAAGAGCAAGACCGTCTTTAGTTTTTTTTGTCTACCGGCTTATAAATGCTATCATTATCTGGTCTAATATAGATATCATTACTCATAGAAATATCATAATGATCTATTTCGGTAGAGTCTAAAGGAGGCATCGGTATCTTACTAACACTTTTATGTATCGGTGTTTCTAGATTTAGTTTAAGTCTTGTTGGTTCTGGAGTTTTCATTTTATTTGCTCGCTAACAAATAAAGTCCTATATTACTAAAAGAATACCCCAAATATGCTATAAACATACCAATATTTCCTCTGTATAATTGCTCAAGGCTAACATACAAATATACACAACCAGTAAAAGCAATTAACCATGCACTCATACTAATATTCCTTTACATATTTGTTCGTATTTCTCTATTGCTAAATCTTTCGCTTTTAACTCCATATCTAGATCAAAATCTAATCCATAAGTTTCAAATGGGATTTCAGCATAATCAGCATGGGCGCGTGGATTATTTCCTGGTCTACTTTCACTATAATGAAAAAGTGGACGAGTTTGCCAAGTATCATAACACATATTAATTGCTTCAACTTCTGTGGTATTATTTGGATGACACTTATGATGCAAATAGTCGAAACAAATTGGTATGCGGGTTATCGGATGAAAAATATCGACTAATTCACGAACACTCCAGCAATTTAGTTTGTCGTCATTTTCGATAGTCATTCGTTTTTGACAATTTTCATCAAGACGTTTGAAATTTTCATAAAATCTATGACTAATTTCTTCGCGTGTTCCGTTGTTATTATGAACATGAAGATTCATGGCAGCATTTGTATTGGCCGGCAAACCAATCCTATCAAAAAAACTGCTATAAAAGTTTAATTCAACAATGGTTTTCTCAATAACTTTGGGAGTTAAACTAGATAAACTATTAAATTCGCTTGGATGACAAGTTACGCGAACAGTAGAATTGGATATTGTTGATTGTATATTATCAAATTCATCTTGAATTTCATCATGATTAGGCAAATCTTCTAAACTAACATTAGCCTCATCATAAGTTATGAGAGGAAAAATATCGCTACTAACACGATACACATAGTTATTTTCTGCACAAAATTTAATGGTTTCGTTTGTTACCATCAGATTATTTTGAATTCTTTCGCCTAGAATTTTTAGGGCTTCTTCTCTTGGAAGCGAAGAAAAACGCTTGTATGTCATAGTCTGATGACTAAGACCTTGCTCTTTAAGTTTAAGACTAATACAACACAAACCAAATCTGATCATAATGACTCCTTTGATAGCATCTTACCACAGTATCGGCATTTGTCAAGAGTATTCTTGAATAATTCGATCCTGACGGTAAGTTTCCAAATTGTCCAAATTTAGGTAGAATTTATAATCATTTTTAAAAGTAGTACTCATAATATCAACAGCATTTGTTGCGCATATTGGCAAATTTGGTTTCTTTCTAAAACGACGATTAAAATGGTAGTGCCATAAGTAAAGATTTGCTGCTTGAATATATTTTTTTGGGTCAAAATTCTCTATACAGTTTTGTATTGCAAAATTTAAACTCATCATTTCACAATCATGTTCAAGTAGAATTATGTCATGAAAACTTTGATCTAATTCTTCTTCAGTAGCAGAAACTTCACTATCTTCAAACCAATCAATTAAAACACCGTATGTATTGTCAATACTATCCCATAGTTGTCTCTTATTTTTCCATTGTAAATAGTGACAATATTCATGTATCATGGTTTCAAAACCAAAAGGATGATCTAATGACACAACAAATTCTTTATTTTCATCATCAGCATCAAACCATCCGCTCCATCCATTTATATCTACACATCTATTTAGATGGACAGAAAATCCATCGTTTAATAAATCATGAACAATCTTATTTATCAACTCTGTTCTGGTCATGAATTGTTAAGGTTTATTGCAGAATATACGTTTAGAATGTTGTGGGTAAAAGCAAATTTAGCATTAAATTGATTTCTAGCATCGTGTTCATCGCTTGCTTGAAAAGTATCATGCAAAATTAGGGTCTGCTTATAACTATCAGTTTTCTCATAGCCTTGACCTGTTACTAAATATTCTTCTAGCATCATATACTCCATTCATTATTTGAGCCACCGCAAGCATCTCCTATATTTGGAAATTGCTCGCAAAATATCTTCTTACACTGTTTTGCTATTTCTATGTGTTCTTTTTGAGTACCATTTTTTTCTCTCAGAGAAATATAGGTTATCCAAGAACGTAAATTACCATTCATATACAATCTAGTTGGTGTAGCCAGAGGTAAAATAAATCTTGCACACTCTTTTGCTATTCCATCTTGTATCATACCATCATATAAAGCCTTGCTTTTCGCAAAGTGTTCTCTGATTTTAGTATTCCACTTTGATCTTATTTTATCTGATATATCGTCTATACTATTTTGTCTATTTTTATTATCCTGACGACGCAATTCAAATAGTGGAATTTCTTCAGATAATAGTGTTGTATCAGCATATCTTTGACTAAATTCTTGAAAATTAAAACTTCTATGACGTAAAATTTGAGCCGCTAATCCTCTTGTTGTGTTTATTTCTAGAGTTAATTGAGCCATTTCAAATATTGACCAATGTTTATGATCAATACAATATTTTAGTAATTTAGTATAGTTATCGTTATCTTGACCTTTTGGATTAGATACTCTAGCACAATATGATATGATTTTTTCTGCGTCTGGTGTTACGCTAACTAATTTCACATTCATAATTTTTCCTCTTTACTATGCCACCATTTAATGGTTTTTTCCCACATTGGTTTGAAAAAATATACAGCAATATATGCTACTATTCCATTAATAGCGGCACCTATTATGGATGCTAATGTTACTGATAATGATTGTTTTTTAATGTCCTGTTTATCAGTTTCCATAATCAGACAATGAAAAGGTTGGATCTTCTTTATTTAGTTGATATGCTGCTTGATAGTCAACAAATTTATTATCTGTTATATGGTTATATATATCTTTTGCTAATTTACTGACACTTATAGACAAACCAGTAGCAGTAGGATCATTATCCTTTGACCAATAATAGTCATAACTATTGTCTTCATCTTTGGTTTTTTCCCTAAATGTAGTATATCCTTTTTCTTTAGCCCAAGATCGTACTTGTGTCCATAACATAATTACTTTTTACACTTTCCTCCAGAGCATTTTGGTTTACTAGAAAATCCATTAGCATATCCTTGAAGATATGCTTTTTGTATTTTTTCTACTATGCTATGATCGTGCAAATCTAAAAGTTCATTTTTCCTTGTTGTTGCCCAAACCATAAATGCCTTTTCTTCATCGCATAAATCATCAAAATTAGTATATAATAAAGAATATGGATAAGATTCTACAAACAAACCAGTATTAACACAAACTGCTATATGCTCATTATTCTTTGAATCTGTAATTATTTGATTAATTACCAGTTCTTCTCTGAAGATATTGTATACGATATCTCCGATATTTAGTGTTAAGAATTCTTTGAGTAGCATAAAACACCACTACTTGACTGTGCCGTCACTATTAAAGTAATTTCTGAGTGTTGACAATTTGGAATCAGCATCATCCAACATATCTGTATACTTTTTAATTTCTTCCAATATATCAGAATGTTCACCTATTCCAACACTCTTATTAAGGTAAAGATCAAGAGTAGCAATTGATTCTGTAATCTTAGAAATATAGTGTTGTTCCAATGCGCTATAAAATCTATTCATTGTTATGTCCTATTCTTAGTAGTAAATTTTGATCTGTATTAGTTATTTCTTTTAATGAACAAACTAGAAGATATTGAGATAGATCAATATTCTGTTGAGAAAAATGATTTATCAAACCTTGTATATGATTACATATATAGTTACAATCCATCTGTTTGTCTAGTTTTATACTAACTTGTGTTTTAAGCACAAAAATATCCTATTAAAAATGCTAAACATATGATAATATAATCTATAGGTTGTAATACATTGTAATATAATTCGACTATATTAGTTATCAATTCTCTTAATACTCTCAATAGTGTATTTCCTAATTTGTGGAGAAGGTTGTCCAGAATACGGCCAGAGTTCTTTATTAGAATCATCTGTCCACGGCTTAACTCTTATGTCTATTCTATTAAGAATATCGTTTATGGCAAAATCTTCATCATGAATTTCGCCACTAATTAGAAAAGTCGCTTTGGTTTTAAATTTCATACTAGATTATTCTTCACCATACACACTACAACATCGTGAGCAGTATTTGGAACATTATTGCCACCCATATAATAACTCTCAACTATATGTTGAACAGACATCGGATACATTTTGTATGTTTTATAGTATTTGGACTTATACTCATTCTTAATATAAAACCCTACATTTTGTTTAAATTTTAGTATTTGTTTGCGAAGTTTATTCATGGTACTGTGTTGCAAAATTGGGGGAATGTTTGTAGGAATCGAGTTTAAAACATTGACACATTGTGTCTAACATTTTTTCAGCATGAAGTTCAAGCATAACTTTTATACCACAGATAACATTTGAGATATTATCTCTTGACATATCATGCTCTAATATTCCTTCGTTCAAAGCATCTAACTGTTGAACAAAAGAATGTAATGTCGATATTTCGTCCTCTAAATTAAATCTATCTTTCATACTTTGGTCTTTCTTGAAGTTAAATGCTTGAGAATAGACAAATACTTTTCTGCATCAACTTTGTTATCAAATTCTGTCACAATTTTTGCACCATCGCTCTTTGGTAAGAGAATTGGTTCATTATTCTTAGTGACAACAAATTTACCATTCTTTTCAATAACACCAAAATTAACCATAGATTCTTCCTTTAGGGTGAAATAACACAGTTACTAACAAATATTATACCGCGTGAACGCGGCGGGTCAATAGGCTTATCAAACTTATTAATATTTGAAACTACCCAACCATATTTCTTTTTATTTTCATTCCAGTCACAAAATTCGTCTCCTTCTTCAACTTTATGTCTGTTATAGTCATCTATCCAAGATTGTTTATCTGGATATTCAAAACTATGACTAAAAGTAATAGTTCCTATAATTTGAGACTTAAATCTACCATATTTACCCGGCGTTTCAATAAGTGCCAATTCAACACCTTCGTACTTTACTGGAAGCGGATACGAGCGTGTCTCAACACTTTTGTCGCCATTTATTAAAAGACGCGACCAAGGAATCTGTACATTTAAACCAGAAAGTATGGTCATGTTTTTTAGTATCATTTCGATTCTGTTTTTGTTTCCAGAAAATTACTGATAAAATTTACAAGACCGTTGAGTTCCTCTTTTGTCATTTTAACTCTTATAATATCCCAACTAATCACATTGCTTAACTCTAAAGTAATATCAAAGTCATTATTATATTCGATATCGAATCGGTTAACATCTGTCTTAAAAAAGTCTTTTGTAACTAACATAATATCTCCAAGTTGGAACTCTTACGATTCCTCATCATATCACAGTATCGACCAAAAGTCAAGAGCGTCTTTAACTATTTTGAACTACGAGGATGACCTTTGGGCAATAAATCATTGTCCTGTTTATAGTTAGGATTAGATGGCCTGCCATTTCTTAAAAGATAAAGAAATGCTTTGATTCTTGCTATCCCCCAACCATGACGACTCATATTAGGATGATGAGTATTTGAAAATGCTCCTGCCCCCCTTCTATATACTGTTTTAACCATAGCAAGAGTAACTTTACTTCCTTTGTTTTTCTTGTTATGTTCTGTGACTAAATTTTTTAGTTGATCCTCAACCTCTTTGCTAAAATCTATGTTAGGATTTGGTTTTTTAGCACTACCGGGAGGATTCTTTTTTGAGCCTTTCTTCTGATCTTTTTTTGGAGCCGGAGTTTTTCTTGGATCATTTGGTCCGGGTTTTCCATATTGTAATGCTTCTGTGGTTTCGCTTTTACTATGTTGACAATGCTGACGACAACTAAAGCCGGGAACTTGATTTGGCTTGCCACAATTACAATAACTCATATCTTTACTAGATACATAGTTTTGTATTGCTTCTAGATATTTATTGGTTCGCATATTAATTCTCCTTATGGTTAATATACCCCAATTTTACCAATGGTGTATCACATTGGCTATAATAAAAGCACAAGTTATGAAATTAACCAAGATAATACTTAATTTGATCCAAAAAGCGGTCCATGCTTCGATTTGGGTTAAAATAGGAATATCTGGTGCATCATAGTCATCTTTTCCTACTCGATGATCTATTGCTCTGGCTAATATAAGAAGTTTTCTATGCATTAATTAATAATAGTATGTAATTTACAATTGCAAATATTCCTAACATTGATAATGCAAATATACACATTATGTTGATTACTATGTTTGAATAAACATGAATATAATAATAGTCACTTATAGCCCTATCCGCCTCAGTTTTGCTATAAAGTTTGTTCGCCAGATTATCATACATCTCTTGTTTTGTTATTTGTTCTGACCAATATTGTTTGGCGGCATTATATAGTTCAATATCGGTATCTATATTTCTATATTCGTAGTCCATAGCAAAAACCTCCATGATTTCTTGCCGCCACAAGAATAATAGTTTAAGAACAAGCCTTTACATATCGTAAATACATTTCTGCATCTTCTATAGAATCAAATGTTGGTACAAATTCGGTTCCATCGCTTTTTGGTAATTTTAATAGTTGTTCATTCTTATATACTACAACATTACCATCTTCTACTGATATTCTATATTTCATTGTGTAACCTCAATATGCCACTTATTTCCATGAAGTTCCGCAACAACTCCCATATTTAGTTTAACAAGTTCGGACACAATTTCGGCCAATCGCTGAGTTTCATTTAGGTAAAGATAAATCATGCTGTTTTCTCCAAAATTTTTGTATCTCTAAGATTATGTTCGCCTTCTCTTATCAAGGGCAACCAATAGTATTGGTAAATATCATTCCATGATGGTAGTTCATAAAAAGGATATCCTTCATTTGCACACTGACCGTTACGCTCATAAACATCATAAAAATCTACCTTGCGATTATTATAGTTTGTCATATCACTATAACAAGCATAAACATCGTATGTTCCATATGAAACACTAGAATCAAATATATAAGTGGCTACTAATTCATTCATTGTTATTCTCTTTAATCCATTGTTCAAAACAGTTAACTGCCTGAGTATTGTTATCAAAAGTCCACAAGGTGGTAAATCTATGCAAACCAACTTCTCTAATTATTTCGCTGGCCCAAACCATTTCATTACCTTGAGGCTTGCCCAGTAAATCTGTCCAAGTTTTTTGAGTTACCATTATTTATTCTCCACAAAACTATTATCAAAACTCTGGAAAAGACCGTCAACTTGATCAGCAGTCCAAGCATAATTAGGACTATTATCTTCATAGTGTTTCAGATGTTCGCTCAAACATTCAAGAGCATCCAAAATCATTTCCATATCGTGTTTTTCAATGTAATAGTTCATATCAGCCTCCAAGGTATACGTCTAAGCATACCACAGTATCGGCACTTGTCAAGACAGACTTTAATTTATTGCGTCATCTGACTATTTTTTCTACACTAATTTTCATATTGGTATGCTGTGTAGGAATTAAACAATTTGGATCATTAGTTACAGCATTAACAGCCTGCCATTCATTGTTAACATCAACTATTTCGTATTCGTATTCTGTTGTAATGATTACTTTATAATTAGGCATTTAATCACTTAACCTTAATATCTATGGTATGAGTCTCAGGAACCCCAAATCCATTCTTACAAGTAAACTTTAGAGTCACGGTATTACCACTTACTTTTGTGCTAAACTCATGAAAAACAAGAGTATCTGGATAGTTCACCATTTTACGCACCATATCCTTAGCCTTCAGAATCTTATCAACATCATTTGCCACAACAATATTCGGATTGACTAGAATATCACCAATAAATAGAACGCCAAGACTAAGAACAAAAATCTTCATAAACTTTTTCATAATTTTCTCCTATTAAAGATTTATCTATTACATTCAAATAATATCTGCTGTCATAAAATCCATATCCAGATTGAGTTCATCCCAATCCTTCTGTGTAACATTTCCCACTACCAAATAGTTATCATCTTTGGAATAGTCTTGATGTTTGTCGTACTTAATATAAAAAGGATCAGATTGTACTGATTTCATTTGATTCAAATCGACCACTAACTCTTGAGCCTCTTTATGACCAATAACATTACTAAAACACTGAATAAGATTCATTTCTTTTCTCCAATACTTTCGTAGATAAAATCGGCCAACGCCTTTAGTTCAAACTCATTAGCGTTAGGGTAAACATAACCCTTTGTTGGAGCCATAACAATATTGTACGGTTTTCCTGTAAAACTCTTTTGATAATCATCATTCTTATTAATAAAGAACTTAAACTGATTAGCATTAAAGACTGTACCAGTTGTCATTTATTTTTCCTCAATAGTTTCTTCTAGGAGACTAATTGCCGTTTCTAAAAATAAATCATAATCGGCCAACCCCATAGACTCATCATCAATAGTATTATCCCAACTAACAATAAAGTTTCGGATTCTATCTTTGAGTTCACTAGTCATTTCTTTTCCCCAATAGTATCATAAATAAAATCGGCTAATCCCTTTAGTTGTTCTATGCTACAATCATGAGTAAAAACGGTGGTCATAGTTTGATTGTTATGAATAGAAAAAAATATTCCTTTGGATGTATTTTTGATAAAAATATTCATATTCTGATTTTCATCAAAATAGTGATGTCCAGACTTTATTGTCATTTATTTTCCTCCATCCATTCATAGAAAGCCTTGTTAGCCTCAGATAGACTGCTAAAATAGTCCACTTTCTTAAACTTGTGAGGGCCAACCATTCGTAGAATAAATCGCCCCCAAATTAGTTCATTACCTTCCATTTTACCATATTTTTGGGTATGATGCCCAATAACGTCTGATTGTTTTGATTTCTTTCCCATTTCAACCCTATTTGCCATAATTAAAGAATTGATTATTAGAAACTAGGGGCTTGATTTCCCTTAATCTGTTATGAATAATGGTCAAATTATTACGGTCAACACTAACTTTATCATGTAGAGTTTGACTAATTATACTCTTTAACAGTGCTATTTCTTTATCGGTCAATAATACGTTTCTATACATTTTTTCCCCAATATATTATACTTTCTACCATTACTAGTACTACCAGTATACAACACGGCACAAGGGTTGTCAATAGGGTTTATCGACACTCTGCCATATTGGCCTTTAATCTATTTTTTCACCACGGGCTAACAAAATAAGTGAATTTTAATAAGATTGACCGATTTATTTAGCGTAAAGTGATCAATTATAACCTTATTGTGGTGAATTATGCAGAGAAGAAGAGTTATATTGGGTGTTATTATATGTTTTTGAATATAAACTGATAGAATATTCAACAAAAACCCTTGATACCATCATTAGTACTATGGTTAATATGAATGTTAGGGCTATTTTGTTGTTAAAATATGAAAAAAATTTGATTAGATTCATGAATCACATTCCATACAAGTTCCTAAGATTCTTGTCCAAAAATTACATTTGGGAGGTTTTGTTACGGGCCAACAAGAACAACACTTTTCAGAATTAATAAACTCTTTATTATTTGGACTTAATGCTCGCGTGACCGCCCATGCTATTTCATCTTCTGTTAATAACAAGTCTAGGCATCTATTGTCTTTGATCATGGTAGTATGATATAACATAATGAGTTCCTATTTTGGCTGACTGTTCCCATAATTCCGAATCCATTACTTTAGGTGGGACTATGAAAGAACTATTTATTATAGCCTGACTATGATCGTTGTCAATAAATTTGTTATAAAAATCAACCGGGAAATTTCGACCCTAAATCTTTAGATAGTACAGTTAGTATCTTATAACTGGGCCGGACGGCGCCGGATAGAAAACTTGATTAGTATTTAACCATGGAAATAAGCAGCACCTTTTCTGAACAACTACTGGTTGTGGAACATAGTAGTTATATACATAGTATGGTTGAGGTTGAACTATAATGCTAGGAACATAAACATGAACCGGAACAACTGGTACTATCTGAACCAGTGGAACAACGGGCTGAATATATTGTCCGACTACTACTGTTTGAGCATGAGACAGTGTTGACCAACAAACTATAAAAATAAATGCTAATATAATGTTTCTCATAACTTCCTTTTTTGGCTGACTATGAACAACCAGAACAAATCCGAAGGATTAGGCGAGACTATCACCATATCCAAATATCTTTTCATCACCTACCCTATAGTAAAACCAAGGGAGGTATGGTCAAGCCTGACTACTACTAAAAAAAATTTTGGTCCATAAGAGAGATTGGACCATTGACAATAGAAGAATCTATATTATTATTGGTGCAGACGGCGAAGGTAGTATATAAGAATACTATAATGGGTACTAGTATTAAATAACACTGTACTCTTAGAATCTACAACATTCTGCTTGACATCGCCACCACCATGATATATGATAGTGTAGAAGTCCAGAGACTGGTCAATCCTTCATCACCCACCTATTGACCATTTCTGGATTTCACAAATCAATTACTAATAATCCCGTTGAGTTTTTTAGTCAGATTATCAAAGATTTTATTTGTAGGACCAGTAAGAGCATAATCTTTCTGATAGCTTTTAATAGCATCAATAAGTTTCCATGCTTCATTTTTACTTATTGAAATACTAACAATTTTGTCTTGCATAATATATTCCCTTTTTTGACTGACTATGAGCAACTAACGCAAATCCGAAGGATTAGGCGGAACAATTTCAACATATCCTTGATCATTCATTATGGTGTGATAAAAAGCATTAATCATAAATCCTGCTTTTCTATTTAGATGTTCAACTCCTGCTTTAGAAATAAAGAGTCCGCTAAATACTCCGACTACTAGTATTGTTAGCAGATAAAACATCTCAAAAACTATTCTAATTTTACTGAATTTCATTTGAGATACTTATAATGTATAAGAGTTAATACCGTACTACTTAATCCGGGCACAATCTTATATTTAGCAACGTCCTTAATATCTGCCCAAACATAATCACTGTGTTCAAAATTAAGAACAACTTTATCACTATTTAAATTTGCCACAAAAACAGTTTTAATAGTATCTCTGTAACTAACATCTATGCTCTGAAATAACTTGGGCAAATATACAATCTTAGTTTCTTCATATAGTTCTCTACTAGCAGCATGGGCCAAACTTTCTCCATCTTCTACCATTCCTCCCGGTAAACAATATCGACCCGGCATCCACGGCGAAGTTTCTCCACGCTTTAATAGTAACAATTTATTGTTGTATATAGCAGCAACAGTGGCGTTATTTTGAGAATTATTAGTCATATATTTCTTTCTTGATCTTATTAAACTCATCATAAAACTTTTGTGATACTTCAGCAACATCAAAATCTTTAGAACCACATAGTCTTGAGTTCTCGATAACTGGTTCAGCATAATTACAAACACTCCAACCCAAATTCTTTTCCATAAATTCACTATCCATACTCTCTAATACATCATACAGAGTTTCATCATCATCACAATTAATAGCAAATTTAGTACTATAGGAGATAACATAATTCATTTCTACAAAATATTTAGGCATCTTTAACAATTTCCCTCATATAAATATTAGCAACTTCCAAATAACGA